AAAGAGTTGTCTGGTTTCTTCAAAATTGGTTTTTCCTTTTGTTTTGTGGAGGGAGAGGATAGTCCGTCTGAATACCCCCTTTCCATAATTTTCCAAATCTTCTTTAAGTTCTGGACAAGACCCATAATACTTTTTCCAATCTGATTCCGATTTTACTTTTCTTTTTTTTCCTCTGGGCGTGCGAAACGACCAGAAATACTTTCTACCAATGTATCGTCGTGAGTTGGACTGATTGGTAATGAGATAAACAAACCCAAAGTAGTCCCCAATATCACCAGAAGTAAAAACTTCGCCATTATAAATCCAGGGATTGTCATAGATTTCATCAGTAGTATAACTGCAACTCATTCACATAGTCAATAGCTTTGCTCAGATATTTATGAGCAAGTTCTTTCTCATGTGGAGTTGCATTCTCTCTGTCTATATTATGCTTTAATTTATCAAGTCTTGATTTGAGTGTGAAGATATCCGTGAGACCAATCATTAGAAAAAAGAGGAGTTATAACGCTCCTCTATCTATACATCCAGAGTAGTTATACCTACCCATTCTTTACAATAGTCATAATCTCCAAACAAATACTCATCATGTCTTGCTGCTTCTTTATATGCATCTATACAACAATCTATCTCAGAATAATTTGTGATGGGAGTCAATGGTTCTATATTATCCATCTCCTCCCATATAGAAGATAGATCTTCAAAGTTGGAATCCTGAGAATGTGTTTGCTTTGACATCTTGCTTAATACCCCCAACAATGTAACTTTCTACTTCTGTTTCTTGTGGTGCTACCTGAAGTCCTTTAGAAGAAATCCAGTTCTGTGTCCAAGGAAGAGGATTGTTATTGGCAGCAATATCATACTGAGGCTTCAGACCAATTGCTTTAATACGGCGATTAGCAATCCACTCAACATACTGTTGGAGAAGTTTATCATTCAAACCAATCATAGAACCATCTTTGAACAGATAGTCTGCCCACTTCTTCTCTTCATTTACAGCACGGTCAAACATAGCATAAACCCACTCTTCTTCTTCCTTAGCAATCTGCTTCATCTCAGGGTCATCACCATCGCGCCACTTGTTCAGAATGTTCTGAGTAATAGCAAGATGCTGATTCTCATCACGGGCAATCAAAGAAATAATCTTAGCAGAACCTTCCATAAGTTTCAGTTCACCAAAAGCAAAACTGCAGGCAAAAGAAACATAGAAGCGAATACCCTCAAGGATATTTACATTAGCAATAGCACGATAGAGTTTACGCTTAACTTCTTTTAGGGAATCTTTTGCATAATCAGCACCTTCAAGGCGGTGCCTCCATTGGTCAGAAACACCATAAAAATGAGCAGAGTTAATGAAGTCATTATAGGACTCGGTAACGCTCTCAGCACGCTCTAGAATGCGCTGATCGCCAATGATAGTATCAAATACCACCGAAGGGTCAGAATAGACGTTTTTAATAATATAGGTATATGAACGACTATGAATCATTTCCATAAATCCCCACACTTCCATACATGCTTCCAGTTCAGGAAGTGAGCAATAAGGAATGAATGCCATGCCAGGACCACGACCCTGAACAGAATCAAGCATGATCTGATACTTCAAATTAGAAGTATAGATATGCTTCTGCTCAGGACGCAGCATATGATAATCTCCACGATCCTTCTGGAGGGAAACCTCCTCAGGTCTCCAGAAGTATCCTAGTTGTTGTGTAGTAAGTTTATCAAAGACTGGATATTTGTAAGAGTCGTATCTTTGAACCCCCAAAGGTTTACCAAAAAACATAGGTTGCTTTTTAGTGTTCACTTGTTCAGTATTAAAAACCGTAATCCCATTCATTTCATTCTTATCTTTGGATGTTACAAAATCGTACTGCATATGTCTCCTGATTAAATTTTACAGCTTTCACAATCGTCCTCTTCGGACTCCATAATATCATTTATTAAATTTTTAAGTTCCACTTTTTCAAAGTCTTCATCATCCTTCTTACCATCATAAGTATTCTGATAATAACTTGTCTTCCAACCATACTTGTACGTTGTAAGGAAGTCTTGTGCCATTACAGATACAGGAACTTCATTGTCCGGATAGTTCTCTGGATTATAACTCCAGTTGCCACTGATTGCTTGGTCAAAATACTTTTGCATCATAGCAACAATATTAATATAACCACGATTGGACTCCATATCCCACAGTAAAGTATAATTGTGTTTAAGAGTTTGATATTGTGGAACAATCTGTTTGAGTGTTCCCTTCTTTGATTTCTTAACGGACAAGTAGTCACGAGGTGGCTCGATTCCATTGGTTGCGTTTGACACAACGGAACTGCTCTCCGATGGCATCTGTGCGGACAATGTGCTGTGTCGGAGTCCGTGCTCCAAGATAGATGCTCTAAGACCTTCCCAATCATGTTGCAATTTAAGGTTTGAAATTTCGTCTACATCCTTCTTGTATGTATCAATAGGCAGAATACCATCAGCATACTTTGTGCGACCAAAATCAGTACACCAACCTTTCTCCTTAGCAATCTCATTGGATGCTTTCAGAAGATAATATTGGAATGATTCGGAAAGACCATTTACAGCATCCCAAGCTTCTTGGGAATCATATTTGAATCCAAGTTTTGCCAAATAGTGTGCCAGACCAATAAAACCTACTCCAAGGGACCTACGTGCCTTTGTAGCGCGTTCTGCTGCCTTTACAGGGTACTTCTGATAGTCGATGAGTTCTTCCAGACCACGAACAGAAAGGTCACAAAGTTCTTCCAGTTCTTCGTCAGACTTAACCTTACCAACATTAATAGCAGAAAGAATACAAAGTGCAATCTCTCCCATATCATCATCAATGTGCTGAATAGGATCAGTTGGCAAAGTAATCTCTTGGCAGAGGTTACTCATATTAACTTTATCCTTAAAGGAAGAGTGACTATTACAATGATCAATGTTCATCAGATACAGACGACCAGTTTCAGCACGCTCTTTCAGAATGTCCAGAATGAGTTCTTGAGCCCGGACAGTCTTTCTTGGAATAGATGCATTTCGTTCATAATCATTGTATAGTGCATCAAATCCATCAGTACCAAAAGCATCATACAAACCAGGAACGTCGTGTGGAGAGAAGAGGGAGATCTCTTTATCTTGGATGAAACGTTCATAGAAAAGTTTGCTGATTTGGATTGAATAGTCTAGTTTACGAACACGATTATCTTCAGTTCCTTTATTGTTTTTGAGGACAATAATGTCTTCTATTTCTTGGTGCCAGATTGGGAAGTGGACTGTCGCGGATCCACCTCGTATGCCATTTTGCGTGCAACATCTGACAGTTGCTTCAAACTTTTTGAGAAATGGCACAACACCTGTGTGTTGAACTTCTCCCCCTCGGATTTTAGCGTTGATGCCACGGATCCTACCAGCGTTGATGCCGATTCCCGCCCTCTGTGCAACGTATCTACCAATAGCCATATCAGAGCTAAAGATAGAATCGAGGGAGTCATCAACATCAACAAGAACACAACTAGCAAATTGTCGCAGTGGCGTTCGCACTCCTGCCATGATGGGAGTGGGGATGTTGATTTTGTGCTTTGAGATTGCGTCATAATACCTCTTGACATATGACATTCTGGTTTCTTTTGGATACTCTGCAAAGATTGTCAGAGCAATCATAATGTACATGAACTGTGGAGTTTCATATACTTTTCCGCTGCTTCGATCCTGCACAAGGTACTTGTCAACGACCTGACGTAGACCTGCATAAGTGAATAGGTAGTCACGGTGATGATCAATAAAGGAATTAGCTTTATCAATTTCCTCCTTAGAGTATTTAAGGAAAATATCTTTATCATATACATCGTTACTCGTACAGTTCATGATGTGCTTCTCAAGATGAGGAAAGTCACGAATCATTCCATACAAAGACTTCCTCACGGAAAAGAGAAGAAGACGTGCAGCAACAAACTGATAGTTTGGGTGATCAAGATCAATCAGATCACTTGCACTACGAATCAGAATCTGCTGAATCTCATGTGTAGAAATGCCGTCATAAAACTGAATACCAGACTTCATTTCTACTTGACTTGCAGAAACTCCTGCTAGTCCTTTACATGCCTCATCTACCATGATGTGCATCTTATCTAGGTCAAGAGTTTCAATTCGACCATTTCTCTTGACTACCTTTGTTCCGTTGCTCATATTTTTTTCCAAGTAGTAAACTTAAGTTTTGCTTCTAATCCTGAGTAAGTATTACATTCTATCACACTCTGAACATCAAGTCCAGAGAGCACCATGTCATTAAATTGTAATTTTTTATAAATAAAAATAAGACATAAATGATATGGTATGTATTGCGTCTACCTTACAATTTATAAAGGAAATAACCTTCCTCCGTTTTATATTGGATCAACAAGTATTGATAAAATTGAGGGGGGATATCATGGATCTGTAATGTCCGAAGAATATAAAAATATTTGGAAAGAAGAAATTAAAAATAATGCCCATTTATTTAAAACAGTTATTATAAAGAAGTTTAAAAAAAGGAAAGATGCTTATGAAAAGGAGGAAAAAATTCATAGGCAATTAAATGTAAATAAAAATCCACTATACATCAATAAATCAATAGCAGTTGCAAATGGTAGATTTGGATCTGGTTTTTCTGGGAAAAAACACACAAAAGAAAGAAATAAAAAATTAAGTGAAAAAATGAAAGGTATTCCAAGACCACATGCCAGAAAAAAAAGACCAGAACATTCAGAAAGAATGAAGGGAAAAAATAATCCAATGTATGGAATTAGGGGAGAAAAACATCCTTCATTTAAAAAACAAAGAACAGATAGATTTTGTTGTTTGTTTTGTAAAAAAGAAACAATTCGTTCCAACTTAAAGCACCACATCAAATGTATGCCCAATATATCAACATCTCTTCCAATAATTTAATTTCAATTTAGCGATAGCACCCGAAAAAGTATTATTTTTAATAATTTCCATTACTTCATTTTCTGTCTTACCACTCAAAATTAAATCATTAATATCCTTTTCATTTATTGACGAAGGCCAGATGACAACTTTCTGTCCATCTCCGATAACACGGGAAATTCTTGATAGGATTTCTGTATTACGAGGTTCGTTATCGTAAATCCAAACACAATCGTTAATGCCCCACTTATCCACATCACCATCTGCACCGCATAGGGCAATCGCGTTGTGAATGAATGTGCTGTCGAATGGTCCTTCGGTAATGTAGACAGTTTCAGTTTTCTTGACCTTATCGAGACCGTAGATTTTTGGTGCGTCATCATTAAACATCGCAGTGATATATTTAACAGATTTAGAATTGAGGGATCTTCCCTGAACTCCAATTAAGTCTTGATTATAAAACAAAGGTATAATAATTCTAGGTTCATCATACCTCACATTCTCAAACTTGGGTTTTATGGTATTAACCCAAGTCATAAACTTTTCAGCATAGTAAAATCTATCTGGGTTTAACTTCCTTTTTTCTAGATACTTTTTTGCGGTTTCATTCTCCGATGCTTTTGGAAGATCTATTTTTCTAGAAAACTTTGGTGCCTCAAACTTAAACTTAGGTTCTTCTACTGTAAAGTTCTTACCGGTCTTACCTTCTTTAAATTTCTCAAAACTATATTGCTTATAAGTCTCAGGATCTACCTGCTTTAAAAAGTTATTGAATGAAATATTAAGTCCGCAGTTATGACACTTGAAATTAATATTATTCTTGACTTGATACAGATATCCCCTTGCTCTATTCTTGTTCTTCTGAGAGTCTCCACAAATAGGGCAACGAAAGTTGTAGAGATCGTTCTTTACCCTTTTAAATTTTTGAAGTCTTGTAGAA